TCTTCTTGGAATCTGTATCGTCAAGAGTTTCTAGGAGATTCTCATTGTCGCACTCTGCGGTGATTTGTTTTGCACCAAGAACATTGAATTTCTTTGCAACAACTCGCGGAGGAATGATATATCCACCATCAACAAGTTCAGGAGCAGAAACACGACAGATAATATCCCCATAAACGGTATGGTTATTCATACCAGGTTTCTTGGGGTTTACTGAAGTCTTGCGAGTTGCAGTAAAGAAATAGCACCGCTTTGCGTTTGCTGAGAAGTATTCTGTTGGGGGGAAGAAATTGCTCTTGACGCTGTTGTGTGCCTCATCAAAGTAGATTGTATCTACAGCAATCTCAGATTCCTGAATACGCTTCAGTGAATTGTATGTGGTAAAGATGAGTTTATGTGCATCTTTATTAGTTTCTGCCCACTTTTGAATCTCCAGAGGACGGGTAGAACTATGATGATGAGTTTCCCCAGAGTGAATATGCATCACTTCTACGTTGGTAACAAACTCTAAGAACTCACTAGAGAGTTGCTCCGCCAGAAGAATACGTGGAGCAACTACAACAATGGTTTGAGGTTCAGTTTTCCCAAACTCCCTAACAGCATCGAAAATCATAGTGGGAGTCTTACCTGCACCTGTGGGCATAATAAGTTGCCCACGCAGATTTTCTTCCATAGCATCGAGACCACGTTGCTGATGGGGGCGAAGTTGAAGTTGCATTACAAAAAATAAAGTGGTTAAGGTCTGAGAAACTCTAGTGTATCACGGATAAAGGTTACTGACTTGGTAAACTCATCAGTATCCTGTCCTCCTGCTGCAATCGCATTAAGTTCAGCAAGAGCGTCGTTAATACGTTCTCTTGCTGCTGCGACCTCAAGCATAGTTTCGTGAGTGTAATAATCCATCAAACTTCATCCCTCATTTCGGTAAGTTTATCATACAGAGCATTAACATCTGTGCCCACCCGCTCACTTACAAAGTCCCAATCATCGTGAAACTCAATCAAAGCAAGGAGAGCATCAATCTCCTCAAAAGTCAAAGAAGTAAGAGTCATTTTCACTTGTGAACTCCGTTCATCATAGCAGGTCTAGGGTGCCTATGGGAAAATAGTGTACCACTTAAAAAAGCGGCACACTGTATAAACTATTGCTATGAAATCAAACTGCAACAGGTTCAGCAGTTGCAACGTCATAATTATCCAATGCTTCCACAATCTCAGCAGCAGTTTCAGCGTTGGACAGATTGATAATCAGTTGCGAACCTGCAGGGTTGGAATCAGCAAGGTCAGCAGCAAGAGCAATCAGTTTGGTAGACATAATAAAAAAATCAAGTGAATGAAAAAATTAAAGGAGAACTTTAGGGCACTACCATTCCCATAATTTTAGAAGTTTAGACCATTTTCAATGTCAAACTCATCATCAGGAAGTTCAATTTCGCTCAGTAGTTCCACGTAGTCTTCATAATCAATACCAAGATAATTTTCAGCAAAAGATTGATAATCGGTGTGAAGCATCAGTTCGTTGCAATACATTGGAACCTCTCTTGACTTGATGAATAAATCATAGCACCCTACCCGCCGTTTGGGTAGTGAGGTGTGCCGCTTTTGAGGGCGGCACAGTCTCTTGAGACTTATTTAGAATTGTTTTTTTCAATCCTCTGTTTTAGTCCGACCCTTAGAAACCAATCCATTAGCATAGAAATACTTTACACGCTCTCGTCGTGCTTGAACTAGCATTTCATATTCCTCTTTCTGCTGTTTAGTGAAAGAAAAATCTTGCTGCCTCCAAATATCACGAAGTTCTTGAAGATGGGGAAGAACATTAACAGTATCAGTCATTAGTAGTTTCAGGGGAAGTTTTAATCACAAATGCAGTATAGCAGGGCACTCAAGAAAACTCAAGTGCCCTTGTGCTAGTTTGGCGACTGTCCTTTAATCAGTCATTATAGCAAACCTTATCAACATTCATTGCTTGTAGTGCAGAATAGAAAGAACGTCGCTCACCTTTCCACCGAATTCCATCTGCAGCATATTCAGTCATTCGTTGACGAGCACACTTTGCAAGATTAAAGCGGTCCAGAACTCCAAGATAGTTTTTAGTTTCATACTCAATCTCAAAAGTACCGTTAGCACGATAAACTGGATTTTTCATTTTGTTTTTTGAGTACATTTGCAGTATAGCAGGGCACTCAAGAAAACTCAAGTGCCTCTGTGCCGCTTCTCACACCGTCACACCATCACCAACTTAGGCGCTCTTTCCACACTAAAGGTAAACAAAGGACTGCAGACGATACTAACATTCTCAGTACCAAACTCTTCAACTACTTCCCAGGTCTCGTGCATAGATTTGATAATCACAGCACCTTCCATTTCTGGGTCTTGTTTATGTGCATTAAACATTCCAAGAGCATATCCAAAGGTGCTAGAAAAAGATTTCTCATTGAAAAATCCTCCATCCTTAGATTTGCCGAAACCAATCACACGATAGGTGGTTTGCATTGGGTGGGGTGTCTTATTAACAAAGGTACTATAACCCCTGGGAGCGGGGAGCGCAAGGGGGTCTTGTGCCAGTCCCTCAACTGTCCTCAGTTCTTCTTCTTAATCTTTCTAGTGCTTTCTTTCTTCTTAATGCTTCTGTCTCAGTTTTTTTCTTATGCTGAACTTCAATATCTCTACTTCTTTGACGTGCAGCACTTCTTCTTGCAGCAAGTCTTTGTCTAGGTGCAGATTCTCTCTCAAGTGCTTCAAGACCTCTTTGAAGTTTTCTCAAATCTTCATTGAATTGCTGAAAAGTTTTCATTACACCCTAACTTTTTAGCTATTTATAACTATACACTTAATTGGTTTAGGTTCTGCAGGGACAATATGAGTTCTTATTGCATTGAAAATAATAAAACCATTAGTGATAAGAATACTTAAAAACATCAAGAGGCGTAAAATAGCAATCTTATCCGCCTCTTGATTACTTTTGCCGCTCTTTTCTCCAAGAGATTTTGCAATGATTCTCCAAATTCCTATCTTTTTTTTCATTTGGAAGAAGATTTTTCAATTGTTATGTTTTTATAATATTCCCTAAAGACTAGCAGTCTTGGAGGATTTCTATCCTTTTGTGCTGGTAATTGTATGACGACATATTGGTCACATACAAAATCAATCACACCAAACATTTCTTTGTAGATAACTGCCGCACCTTCTGCAAATACCATAAATTAACAATCATACTCCTTTGGATATGTTAAGTATTTAATCTGCTCTTGAAGTTGTAAAATCTCCTTTTGTTGATTTGTAATTTTATCTTGAAGTTGGGAAATACGCTCTTGATACTGCTGTTTCAAGTCAAACGCAAGACGATTCATTTCAGGATTACTCATTATCAGTCAACATAAGATTCAACTACACCAGATTGCACCTCATCAACAAGAGCATAAACGACTCCATTTAGAATGTTTTCTTTTAGTTGATTGTAATGACTTTCATAAAAATTATTTGAATCTTCATCAACAATCAAATCAAAACACTCATTATCGTCTTTAGCAACTACATTCCACAATCCTCCATTTGAATCGGGGTATGGAACATAGTGATTGACGATATACAAAAATTTTTGAGTCATCTTTCTTAGTAAATTACCTCTTTAGTTTAATCTTTAATTTGCTCTTCGTCAAGTGGAGAGACTTTTTTAAGTGCAGTTCCTATGATAGGAGACAATATCAGGGAAAGTAAGAACCAACCCCCCAGGAAAGTAAGAATCGTCATTTGAACGAAGCATTTACACCAACGACCTTTGCTTTTGGATTGCGAGCAAGTGCAGTTTCACGGGCATCCCTAGGAGAGTTTGCTTGTACTTCTTCCTTAAAGACTTTTCCGCCGACATACAAATCAACAATGTACTTCATTTGGGGTTTTTGACTTTACCTAGGTAATATAGCACAAAAAAGACCCCGTGGGGGGTCTGGTGGACAGTTTGGGAAGTGTCTTTAGGTCAACCTCAACCCTGTTTCTTTTTCGTATGCCTTATGTGCTTTTATTCTTGCTGCCTCTGCTTCAAAAGGACTTTTACCTGCATCAGTTGCTTCCCTGTGTGCTTTATCACCTGCTGCTTTTAGATTTGTAGCATGATAGTCTGCCTTTTCTTTATTGGTAATAAGTTCTTTTGGATTTACTCTTTGCTTTACAAACTTTGCTCTTTTTCGAAGACCACTTGAGACATTCTCAACAATACTCTCTCTCCACTCTTCACTCATATTCACCATAATTGCCTCTGCTGATTCTTGAGTATCAGCATATCCTTCATCAAGGAGGTGTGAGAGGATGATATCGTAAATATCTACATTTTCAGTACGATATCCAGTTGGTTTTGAACCTGTTGGTTTTGGGTCTTCAATACGACGACCAGTAACTGTTCCTGGTTTAGGTCTTTGGGGACCATAAGAA